AAGGCACCATTAGGGCACTGGTAACAATCAGGTTACCTATAAGAACAGGAGAAACGCACCATGAAAAGAGCAGAACTAATCATAGGCGAAGCCTATTTTTGCAGCAAGAAAAACGATTGGAACGAAGGCTATCGCAACGGATACCGCGACAGTAGCCTTATCAATCTAACCAAGGTGGGCATTGAACACCGCAGAAATAAAGTTGTAATCGTAGAAACACAACTTAAGACACAATACGACCGCAACTATCATTCCCGCGATGTTTTTGTGCGCTATGCAAACGGCGATGAGGGCTGGGTATCACTCGCACATATCAGAGGCGAATTTGTTTCATGTATTAAGACACTATACAAAGTCAAAGGCTGGGTAGATACCCGCGACTCCAATCACAAGCAACACCAACACCGCAAGGTAGTGCGTGAGCAATACCAACCAGCAGTTAAAGAACTAAACGCCCTTATCAGGGAACTCACAGGTAACCAACGATTCAATTCTTATATTGACGACTTTGGATACATGAACACATACAAGAATTGGAATCTTGAAACTGTCCAAGCCGTAGTAAATGCACTTAAGGCAGGCATGGAGTCAGGTATTAAGACAGAACTATCGGCGGTGGCATAATGACCAAGCAAATTATCTGCCATGCCACCGATTGCGGGGCACAGACAGAAGACACATGGGATTTCTTTGAGGTTCACCAAGGCACGCCATGCGGGGATTGCCTTATCCCTCCTGACCAATGCCAACAAGCTAAGGAGGATCGCAAATGAAACTGACCCGCAGAGGTGAGATAGTCTTTGGGATTCTCCTTGCTATCGCAGGGCTGGCTACGCTCTTAGGATTCTGGTGGCTGATAGACCACATCAACTGGGTCGGTGACCACTACTGTCTTAAGTCATCAATGGAGTGCTACTTTCCTGATGATGTGACCAACACCACACCAAATATCATTGACACGATGTAAGCAGACCGAGTAACTTAATCACTACCAACTACGACAGGAGATAACATGGAACCAAGATACATAGAAGTGCCAGCAGAACTTGCTTTGTTCTCTGAGAAATACCACAACAGCGAGGCTGAGAATCCTTGCACTGTATGTGGCAGGGAAACATCCAAGAATTCTAATGGGCAAGGTGTCTATGTGGCGCATGGTGGTAGCGATTTGCTACACCCAGCAGACATAGAGATAGACGATGAACCCGCAGGATTCATGGGGTGGTGGGCTATCGGCACCGAGTGCATTAAGAAAGTGCCAGCCGAATACAGAGTCGGACTTAAGACATGAACAGCACCGACTATAAAATGTCACGCCAACTTGCCAAGCGTGCAAGGGAACAACGAAATGCAAGCACCACGAACGAGGAGTTTGATTACTGGCAAGATGTAATGGAGCACTACGAAAATAAACTAAAGACAGGAGAAAGCAAATGATAAAGGTAGGTGCATTACTTAAGACAGAAACAGCATACGATAAAGACATAACCTTTACTCGTGATGATGTAGAATACAGAGTCATTGTTCATTGGGATGACCATGACGGATACGAGGCAACATGGCTTGATGATGAGGGCAGGTTTGTATCATCACCTGATTGGGCTGATGAGGTAGACAACCTTTACTCTGTCCTTGACTTAGCCAAGCCACACACCGAGGTGTCGTTATGATACTTATGCAATGCCTTGGCTGTGGCATAGTGGTAAAGAACCCAAAGACCATTAACTATATGTATGAAAAATGTGATGTCTGCTACGCCAAGCAGAAGGAGCAAGAGGAACTCGCGATAGATACCTACCTACATGGGCAGGCTGAAAAGAAAAGAGAACATCATGCTTCATAACTTAAGACAGATACATCCAAGCGCACGACTGTGGATTCTAACTTCTATAATCTTAGGACTCATCTTATGTCTTAAGCCAGCACCACAATTTGTAGCACCACCTTATGGCAAAGTGGTTGCTTACTATCACAATGATTACCAACGCTACGCTGTGGATAAACTTGTGGAAAGAAATCAACTGGAACAATACTCATGCCTCTATGAATTGTGGATGAGGGAGAGTAATTGGCGACCTGAATCACGCAATCATAACGGCGGAGCCATGGGCATAGCACAACTCATGCCACAGACATGGGTTAATATCAAGATTAAACCCACGACTGACGGATACAGGCAGGTAGATGCAGGACTGGTTTATATTACCCAGCACTACGGCAAGACTAATAGTATCTGCCGAGCATACGCCCACCACTTAGCCAAAGGTTGGTATTAAGACATGAAGAAACGACCTGAGTATCACCGCATTGTTGAAGAAATATCTGTGAAAACTAGCCATGGCAAGACATCTATTCGCTATACCTTGAAGCACAACCCGCAACTCAACGAGGAAGCGGCATGTAGTGGTATAGAAACTGATGTGTTCTACCCTGTCCAAGATGTGTTCTCACCCAGCGAGGAGAGGATGATTCAGAAGATGTGCATTGACTGCCCCGTAATGTTGATGTGCCTAGAGTGGGGCTTAATACATGAAAGACATGGGATATGGGGTGGCACCACGCCCAACCAAAGGAAAAGAATCCGAGGTAAATTGAACTGGGTTGTGTCCGAACCAAAGATATGATATGTTCAGCGTGTGCTCTAGCCCCTACGAAGGGGAAGCGCAGAGGTTAGAGCATATAAAAAAACCCATCAGATTCTCTCCTGTCTCTGGTGGGTTTTTCTATGTCTTAAGAAGCAGACTTGTCGCCGTTAATTATTCTTAGCGCCCAATCTAAACCAGCATTAAACCCATCCATCCACTCTTTATCTTTGTGGTCATCAGCAAGATAGGTCTTTGCTTCTTCAATCTTTTGTTTTATTTTATCCAAGGTTTAATTCTTTAGCCAACATAAATACTTCATCACTTAAGTCATCAAGTGTTCCGTCATTATAGATAACATGATTGAACATATAGTTATCCATTGCATGTTCCGAAGGATGACCATTGACTGCGCTGTGATTCTTTCTGTTGATACGCCACACCGAACCGCCAAGTTTCTTGATTGCCTCTGCCTCATTAGGAAAACGCACATCACTAATTACAATGCGGTCATTGGGTCTTAAGTCACGAAGCGCCATCTTAATCCAGACATCATCGCCCATCATCTTGCGACCAAAGTCTGTGCCAAATACTTGCAACAACCTACGAACCTCTGGGTTGTGCTTTGCTACATCCCACCCGTAATCATCTACATAATCTGCAACGCGAGTAACACTATCCAAGTAAGGGTTAATTATTTTAAGTGCATGTCGCATTGGGTCAGCAAATGCACGCCTTGTGTATTCGTAATTAAGACATAACAATTCAGCGGTTGCATCCTTGCCTGACTGTGCGTATCCACTCAATCCAACTATCATTGTTCTTCCCTGTCTGCTCGTTTATATCTGCGGTTATTCCATTGTGGTTGTTCGCCACCAACACGCTCTTGTAGTTTTGTTAGTGCTCTACTCCCACGCTTACGCACTGCCTCATCACTGATTGAATACTCAACAGCAAGGGCATCTATATCCGTGCCACCCTCTGCGAACCTACGCTGTAACAACAATCTATCTTGTTCGTTTAGTTTCTTAAGACCAAAAGCAACATCACTTAACATAGCCTCACGATTCATACCTTCACTTGGCTTGCTTGATGATTGGATGTAGTCATCCTTAGGTGTTGATGATTGCAACCAATGCTCATAGTTCCATACATCTTTGAGTAACTCTTGCAGTATCTCATGTGTGTAGTAGAAAGCATCCGTTGGTGTGGACTTGGTGCGGTGTGCTCTCTCTTTAGCAGCAAACTTCTGTGACTCATTGTTAAAGGTGCGCTTTAGTTTAAAGACAAGAGAGTCTTGTGCTTCCCATTCTTCTATCTTATGCCAATGTTCTAACGCCCATAGGTTAAGGTGTTGGAACACATCATCGGTGGTAACAAGATTGCGATGGATGCGAACACATCTAGTAGCAGACATGCGTGCTACTTTATACACCTGCTCCCATAATAATTCTTTACCATCACTCATCTTTTAATGCCCTCATTGCCTCTAGTAAATCATTAACTGTAATTAGATAACCCTTGCTTCTATTCGGGGGAATCTCACAGGTAATCTCTCTACCAAAGTTCTTAATTGCATAGTGTACATGGTCAGTAGGTACCATCAGCACACCCTTCTCAAATACAAACGCCCAGTAAGCAGCCTCAGTTACCATCAAACCAGATGGTTCCCAAGATTGTGTCTTAAGAAACCAACACTCAACTTCTATGTAGAGATTGTCAGTCTTGTTCCATTTTCTGTCACGCTTTACTTCTATTGTCTTGCCATCAGTGAGTAGTTCTTCAACTAAAAACTCACCTTTCCGACCGTATCCAAAGTCTAAATCAAACGATGAATTTTTAGCCATGTATTAGCACGCCGACTCGCTTTCGCAAACCGTCTGCCCCTTCTGCTAGGTAGACATCGTTAACATC